CTATTTATTCCAATGATGATCAGGATTGAGTGGAAAACCAGACTCATCACAACCAACAATAATGTTTTGCTTTTCCTGTCTCTGGATTGTTGAATCATGATGTAATTTGCAAACCGCTTGCCAGTTACTCTTATCCCAAAACAAAGACTGATCACCTTTATGTGGAACAATGTGATTGACTACGGTTGCAACCACAATCTTATTTTGTTCTTCACACATAACGCACAAAGGGTGTGACTTTAAATACGACTCTCTAGCCTTACGCCATCTTGAGTTATATCCGCGTTCACTTGATGTTCGCTTGTCGCTTCGCCATGATGGTGTACCACTCATACTACTCACCCATCCAAACACTGTGACTTCTTAGGCTCATCATCCTCACCACCTTCCACCTGAATCAATAGCTCATTGATCTGAGCATTCTGCTCATTGTTGATCTGGATGAGTTGGGCCACTTGGTTTATTAGTTGGTTGTTCTGTTCGAGTAGCTTTAGGAGTAAGTCGTTCGATGCACAACCGCATTCTTTCTTTTGATCGCTCATATTGTTTCTCTATCCATTTGCGTCGTGCTTCACAGCCTTGGCATGTCATTGGCTCATCTCCCATGCATACATCAAGTCATCAGGTGTATGCAGATAGCACCCATGCTTATTGCAGAATGCATGAATATCATTTAGGTATTCAGTAAACTGATCTACCGTTGCATCTGTGGTGCTGATTAATTCATTCAATCCGTCTGCCACTGCCTGGTATTGCGGATGCTTTTGTTCTTTTAATACTTTGACTGCTGCAAAGGTCTGCTTGTACTGACCAACCTCATCACGATCATAGATACGCGATAAGAATTGCTTCTTGAAATACAGATGCTCTGAATCTTTATCTGTGCCTTGGCGCTTAGACCATTGCGACACCCAGAGCCAATAAAGCCGGTTCTGCGCCTTGCTTCGGTCCTCGACCTTCTGATCTATGTGAACAACTAGCGGTTTACCCTGATCTATAGCTTTTTGATGCCAGGCATTCAGGAATCCAATCGTTTTAGTGATATTGAGATGCGAGTCAATCATGAAAGATACTGGTCCAACCTTATCCATCAAAACACCTCTCTATCTTCCATCACCAACATCCGCTCAACTCTCACCAACCACTGATCAAACATGGCTTCACTCTCTGCCCGATTGCCTAATTCAAACCGATCAAACGCAGCATGGCATTTAAAACAAAGGGAAACAGTGAACTGGTCAGAAGCCTTAATCGATCTACCCTTGCCATGCTTGGCACTATTTGAATGAGCAGCTTGGCTATTGGGCTTACCACATCGAATGCATGGCAGCTTTCTGATTGCTGCGAGTCTTTTTTGATTCCGCATTTAATTGTTCTTCTATGCCGTGGATCTGCTTGTTTACTTTGCGAAGTTCAGCACCACACATTTCTTTAAATGCATAGCTTGAGAACAGATGATTGTAGTTCATCAATCGGCTGCGGTTCTTTTCCAGAACTTCTAAATTCCGTTTTGCTTCTACTATGTCCATAACCACCACCAATAAGAAAAGAAAAACCCCGCCAAGTTCGTTATCTAGGCGAGGTCTTATGTGCCGTAATCCGTCCGGCGAGTGTCACCGAAGTGGCAGGGGTTTATTCATCCAGCCATTTGCCACACTTACGACATTCGATCTGGATAAAAATATCAGACTCGTAATCGTAGTGGTGGAAGCAGAATAGGCGTTTTAAGAATTGGAGCATGTGGATCTCCTGAATCTGGGAGGCGGTATTAATTTAAAAACCACTAGAAATTAATAGGACCGCCATTGGTGCCCCGATATTGCTTACACCAACATTTCTCAGGGCATTAAAAAAGCCCACCTTTCGATGAGCCTTTACTAGTCTTTCCTAGCAGTCAACATTTTATCAGATAACACTTGGTCTCGGTTGAACCGTAATACGACCAGTATAGAAAAAGAATACCTGAATCAGAAAAATATTACTAGCTTTATACTTCAAATTCTTTGTAAGTATTTTTCTTATACTTTTTAATAGCTTTGGATGCTTCATCTATTGCGGAATCAATTGCCAATGCCATCAGTTTTTCGTACTGCTTCCATGTGCAATCATAAGCCTTCAAGCTCATCTCAGATTCTCTAACGCCAGCCGCAAGATGCAATCGCCCTTTAGCTGTGAAGTTATCTTCGAAGGTCGGCTCTAAGGCGAACTGAATTACCATAAAAGCAACACGTTTGGCTAAATCTTTAATCTTGATTCCCTCCGGCTCACGACGTTTATCCTGGACTGCATTCAAAATCATAATATTTGCCAAATGTTCCTGCACATGATCAAAATCAGCTTTTGCCGCTGGGCCAAATACAATAACTGAAGCAATTGCCTTAGCTAGATCAGTATCCATTGATGCAATAGCGCCTAACTTATCTTGATATGTTAAAGGCTTCTCATTAGTCCCATGTACCACAGGCTCAAAGTTAGGTGACTTTGCTGTAGTACCCCGAATCAACCATTCAAACTGTTCAAATTTTTCAACCATCGCATTCATCCCCATCCACCCTCAAACCCTTAACTTTTCAACTTGAATAATCAGCTTCCCGCCTTTTTCCGATGGCAACCGCTTTACAAGCAATTCATCCACCTGGGAATCATCCAGAATCAATCCACCTTTCGACAAAGCGTCAAAGCATGGTTTTACGATGTTATCGATGTCGCGTATTTTCGCATCAGGTGGCGCGTATTCGATCTTTACGCGAACTCTGCCCTGATACCCTGCCGGCTCGATAAAACGCTTCATAACGTCAATAAAGTGGATTGCACGCTTACTTAATCGATTGGTCTTGTTTGCCCCACGAATCCAGTAGTGATTTACCGAAGGAGGTGTGATTAAAACTTCACACCAGAGCAATTCATCATTCATGACACCAAATCCCTTCCCTTCGACCAAATGAGCCGGAACCTTTGGTATAGGATCTGGATTGGATTTCTTTTTCCCCGACTTGGCTGTTACGCCAAATCGAGGCCCAATACCGGCTTTTCGCGCCTGTGCTGCGGTGATACGGAGATTAGTCATTGGTAGCTCTCCATGAATCCAAAACAAAGCTAGCCATGGCAATCAGCATCGTTATACCCAGAGCAATCGTTTTGAACTCTGCATAAAGGATGACAAGGCAAAGCAAAAGCACTGCGTTTTCTTGCTGGAATCTACTCATGCTCAATCACCTTCGTATTTGGAGAAACATGATTCCGAATATCACTACAATGGTCAGTTTCCTCATCCGACCACCGCTTTACATTCACATAAAAAGGCTCTGTTTTCCGTTCTGAGCAATAGGTACAGATCAACTGGCGCTCAACACTCTCAACTGTGGAAATATTTTCCCAATCATGGTCACATTCCTTTAATTCTGTTTTCTCGATTAAGTTCATGCTGCTTTCCCTCGCTTATTAACTAACGACCACTGGTTTTCCTCTTTTTTAAGTGACGCAATCAATTTGCCTGCATCGCGCAAACTCAAATATGATTGGAATTGGCAGTAGGATAGAAAATCTTTGAAGTGAGCTTGTGCAATCATTCGGACTTGTGACTGCGCCAACTCAAACCCATCTGGGATACCTTGTTTTTCCCAGTTCTTAATCATCTCCTTCTGCAATCCTTCCCATTCCCCCATAACTGTCTTGATGCCATCCACTAAATACACCTTAGCTGAGCAACCATTCATCAATTCAGCATGTGTCATCGGCGGCAAGGTTAATGCAAATGGCACTGTTAGCATTTCGTCTGTTTCCAGATTGTAGAAATGCGAGTCAATGCCGATCTCCCAAGATTCAGGCGTTTTAATCAATTGTTGTTTGAGTGCAATAATCAAATCCTGTTCTTCATAAGCGCCAATCGTCACATGAGCAGGCACATAAGCATCTTCAGGCAAGTTGTTTTCTTCCACGTACTCGTTAATTACCTTGTTTACATGCTCAACAACAAAGTCCATCTGGAACTCATACAACACATCGCAGGCTTTCCAATTCGCCCGAAATTGAGCTTCTTTTGACAATTTGACCTGACCCAACTTATTCGGGTTATATTTCTTATTGCGCTTTTTCATGCTGCTTTCCTTTTTTGATATCTTCTTTTTTGTATTGTTTTTTCTTTAAGCACCTTCCTTTTAAGCACTTCATCGTCGCGCAATTTCTGCAATTCTTCGGCCTTCGATATCACCGCACAGATTTTCTTGTACTCACCCCGAGTTAAGCGGTTGCTATGACCCATCACCGTGGTATGTCTAATTCGTTGAAGCGAAATACCAGTTAATTCAGACAAAATATTGCGCCTCGGGTTCGAATGTCCGCCCGAATTACACCAGTTCGCCAGGCGCGTTTTCTGGTACTGGGAAATATATCCATTTTCACTGCTTTCCACTGTTGACCGCTGTGGACGTGGTTTAAATTCCGTACCTGGTAACTGCTCAACCTGGCCACCACTCTTAAGAAACTTCTTAACATCCCGGTTTAACTGTTTACGCAGCTTTTCTTTTTCAGTTACTGGTGCAGTCGACTTGCGAGCAACGCTTTCAGCTTTTACGAGCTCTAAAAATTCTGCTTTGTTGATGTTCATGCTGCACCCCCAAATAACTGTTTGGCCTTACCTGTCAGGTAGTACCGATACTCCTCACCACTTTTGGATTTAGCGTACAAAAGGCCAATCTGAACAAGGTTTTTTAAATATCGCTGTACCGCGCGTTTCGTCACATCTGGCATAACTTGTTGTTGAATTTCGGATGCCGTTGCTACTGGGGTGTTTTTAACAGCCAGAAGGACATCAATTCCGCGATCTAGCACGGCAGCACTATTGAGTTTTGAAAGTGATTGGTTCATGCGGCACCCCGCAATCCATAGGTGGATTTGAAAATTGAAAAAATCTCAATAACACTTAAATCAGGGCTTCTTTTCCACACTTGCTCAACATGAAATCCCATCCATGAATCATCCTTGACCTCAACGTAGTCAATCAGTGTGTCCTGAACCAAACCAGTCAAATATGAAAATGGCTCAGCCTCATCGGTCCAGCATTCCTCTCGTGTTTCAGTATGGACATACATAATCCAATCGCCATCCCAAAGACCAAAATCACTTGATTCACACCAGCCGCAATCAATTAGTGCGAGCATTGCTTTCTTGTTGAGTTTTTTAATTTGACGTTTTTTCACACCCCACCCCCTGCGCTTTCCTCAACTTGCACTGCTGCAAAACGGCACACATCCAATTGGTCCTGAACCAACACAATTCCCTTCTTGCCATGACGGTTTTTAGTCACTAACACCTCAGTCACACCAGTCGGCATTAAGTCCTCTGATTGTAGTTTTGGATGCAATAAAACGATCTGGTCTGCATCCTGTTCGATCTGACCCGATTCTTTAATGTCTGAACTCTTTGGGCGCGAGCCTTTATCTGCATCACGATTCAACTGGACCAATGCAATCACTGGACATTCAAATTCCTTCGCCATCGACTTGAGTTCACGGCTGATAGATGCCACCTCCTGAATGCGGTCTCTTTGGCTTGGATTGCGAAGTAACTGCAAGTAGTCAATAACGATGCACCCAAGTCCTATCTTCTTGTAGCGGCGCTCTGCTTTGCGAACATAGGTACGAACTTCGCTCAAGGTTGGCTTTTGCTTTGGTTCAATCCAGATTGGCAATTTTGCATAGGCAGCTTGAGCGTTAGTGAAGTCCTGCATCACACCTGACGACATACGAGCGTTATGTAATTCGTCATACGGGATCAGACTCAAGGCGCTAATCATGCGATTGGCCAAAGTCTCTTTGTCCATCTCAGCCGATACAAACAGCACACCTTTGTTTTTGATTGCAGTATCCAGTGCCAGCATTTGAGCCAAAGTCGATTTACCTGAACCCGGTCTGCCACCAACGACACACAAATGACCTTTTTGAACTGTACCGATGAGGTTGTCCAAAGTAGGCAGATTGAATCTCACACCTGACGGCTTACCTGCTGCCAGTGCTTCAGCCTTCTCGATCATCTTCTGCAATGCGCTTTCAATGGAGTCTTCAAAGCTTGAACCTAAGTTATTCTGATCCTGATTGTCTGATCCGCTAAATAGCCCCTCTGCTTCAGCAAAGACATCATCTAGATTTAGATCATGGGCAATCATGGCAATCTTCTTGCCAATTTCCTCAACCTTGCGGTGTGATTTCAGTTTGTTGAGTTCAGATACATAGCTGCCCAAGTTATAAAAACTTGATGGTGATTCAGACATGATCGTCATCAGGTAGTCAGAAGCATCAACCAGCGATTTGCTTTGATTGAGTTTCTGTTCAACCAGTACAGCGTCATAAGGTCTTCCAGAGTCAGCCAATTCGGAAATAGCTTTAAAGACCTCTTGATGCTTTGTTGAGAAGAAGCAGTCTTGGGTTAAGTCACCTGCCACAGTTTCATAAGAGTTTTGAACTGTCATCAATGCAGCAAGTACACATTGCTCGATTGCGATGTTATGGATGTCAGACATTACCAAGCCCCCTTGACTGTTTTAAGGTTTTGAGGGTTTGGTGCTGGTTGTGGATTCTTTAATTGCTTAATTGCATTCTGGATCGATTCATCATTCCAGCATTCCTGATTAAGCCAAGTAGCTGGATTTTTCTTAAATCGGTTTTGTGCTTCACAAACTTGGACATTAGCCTTGTAGGCAATGACCAGGTCATCAAGAGAAATTTTCTTAATTGCTTTTTTGAAGGCTGCTTGTGCTGGTTTTTTCCCATCCTTGTTAGGTACTGTTTTCCAGAATTCTTCAAATTGAATATCAATAATATTCTGTTTGTTTTCTTCTGTAGTATTCTTCTGTAAAGATTGGCTCACATTGGTCTTATCGATTGGCTCACATTGGTCTACTCGATTGGTGCAGCCTGAACCATTCGATTGGTTCAACTTGACCCAATCTGCTACACAAGGGTTTGAGCTATATTTTTGCTCTAGCTTTGAGAGTTCAACATAGTTGATAGTGAAGTAATTTGTTTTGTTCCACTTGTTGTTATGAAGCTGAGCCACGGTGATTAAATTGAGGGTTTGCAATTTTTTAACAATGCGCTTTGCAGTACTTTTAGATATCGTGCCACGCATCATTTCCACACACTGCTCTTGCGTGTTGTAAACCCAACTCTTGCCTTCGTGTTGGTGTTGAGACACACCAAGCCAGAAATGTAATTGCTGAAGAAAAGCCGCTGCCTCAAATGAGCCGAGCTCAATTACAAGCGTCGGTGAAATCACCATCGGATTTTCATTAATGAGAAGTTTACTCATGTCCACCCCCGAACTGCTTATTAAAATCGGCAAGCAGTCTTGAGAATGTGGACAAGTCAACTTTGACTGATTCGACATAAGCTTTGCACTTTGGGCAATTTTCTAAATCAACACAGTCTGGGCTATGGTAGTCATTTGCCCTTTCTGCATGATGTGATATATTGTTTTGTAGATTCATTTCGTTTCTTCCAAGTTCCGAATTGAGTTAAAAAGCCTGATCTCGCAAATCAGGCTTTTTCTCGTTGTAGAGCCGATAAATACTTTGCACACTCGCCTTTCATGGCCTTACGCAAAGATTGAATTTTCTGTTCAATTTCTTCCAGAATGCGATCTGTCTCATCCATTTCAGCAGGTGTCACCACACCATCTTCCAGAGCAGATAAAACCTGCTTGTTTGCTGCACCATTGCCTACATTCATGCCAAGAAGCGATTCAAGAACACCTAGCTCATGATCCCTGCCTTGAGCTTGATCTACTGGAACCAATACAAAACCTAATTTGTGCGCCCATACTTTTAATGGAGCTGGGTTTTGCGTATAAGTCAGCATTGCCTCAAATGCCTTTAGGCTCGGCAGATGGTTTTCCATGTTTGGATTGGCATAGTTCAAAATCGTGTTATGAGACACACCAACAAGATCAGCTATCTCTTTTGGAGTGATGCTGTTCGACTGGTGCACCATCTTGTGCAATGCGGTTTTGGTCTCTTTCGATATATCCATGTGAACACCTTGTTTACTTTCACGTTTATTTAATTCACCCACCAGACCATAATTCTCTTAATGGTTAAGCAGCTTCCGGTTTGCGTTTGATGGGTTTCTTTCCTTTCGATAGGTCGCGAATCTGATATTCACGAACTAAAGGGATTCTTTCTTCAGGCCACTGACTGATGGCGTTATGGGTAATTCCTAACTTTGCTGCTAACTGCGTTACAGTGCAGTCCAGTAGAGTTAAGGCTTCAGATTTAGTCATCTAACTTACCTTAAAGTAATTTAACTTACTTCATTAAACTACATAAAACTTACCTAGTCAATTGGTAAGATTACTTACGTTATATTTTGTGGGACTACCATGGAAACTCTGGGTGTACGACTTAAAAGATTGCGAAATTCAAAAAAAATAACTCAGCAAAAATTAGCTGACGCAATTGGCGTATCTAAAACTTCGGTTATTTATTGGGAGAAAGATGAAAACACTCCTAAGCATGATAGTTTGACAGCGCTTGCGAAAGTTCTAGGCACAACTACAGACTGGCTTACTTCTGGCAAAGAAGGTGATGCTCCTGCTCGACAGGAAGATGAGAGAGAAATATTCTCAAATGTAAGACCAACAAAAAGGAAATTAAGGAAGATTCCGGTGTTAGATTTTGTTCAGGCGGGTATGTGGAGAGAAGTTGTATATGATGGCATGCATCCAAAGGATGAAACCTTTACAACCTATGAGGGTAGAGATCCCAATGCAGTTTTCTCTTTAGAGGTAGATGGTTTGAGCATGGCTCCTGACTTTATGCCAGGTGATGAAATTGTGGTGGATGCCGCTTTGGAGCCAAAGCCTGGATCGCTGGTTGTTGCACAAGAAATACAGCATGGTATAGCCATGACCACATTTAAAAAATATCGCGTAGTCGGTGTGAATGAGCATGGTGTGGATATTATCGAATTGGTGCCATTAAACCCCGATTTCCCTACTTACAACTCAGCTCAAATCGAAATTTCAATAATTGGCGTTGTTGTTCAGCACCATAAAGATTTTAAATATTAAGCCTATTCATCCCTAGCAAGCCTTAGAAATGACCCGCTTTCGAGCGGGTTTTCTTTTGCCTGCGGAAAAATAAAAAAGTAAGTTTTACAGAAAATGGTAATTTTTATTACTATTACGCTTGACCATATAGGTAAGTTAACTTACTATAAATCTCATAAACAAAGAAAAGCCCCAGCGTGCTGCGAACCACCTGAGGCATGACCCACCCTACAGTGAGTGAAATTATTATGACAACTAAATCCAATATTCTCAAGTCTGCATTCATTGCAGCATCAATCAGCGCGGGGATAGCAGTAGCTTACGCTTTCCAGCCTGCCAAAGTGGCTGATGATAATCCTCAAGTGGTTATCACTGCTCAAAAATATGAAGTGCTTAAACGTACTTGCCATGAAACCTGTGTCGCTACTGTCAAAGCTGACGATTACAGCATTTATGTCGAGTATGCACTTGATGATGCCTCAGTCGAGTTTCTGGACATTCTAAACGTGGTGCATTTTGACAAGACGGTTAATGCGTACGTTGATCGTTATGAAATTGAAAAGATTAATGCTGCGATTGCTGGGGGTGTGAAGTGAGTCATCCAACTTTAGAGCAATTCTTGAAAGATGTTGCCCACCATCAACTGACTGTGAACCTAGATCAAGATGTATTCCGCGATATTACGATTGCGAACCCTAACACCATGGAGATGCATTACAACATCACTACTCGCCCTGGCTATCTAATGATTACTGGCGATATGGGTGATTTCATTTTTCAACGCACAAATGACATGTTTGGATTTTTCCGCCCCCAGTCTGGTTATTACATCAATCCGGGTTACTGGGGAGAAAAAGTAGAAGCTGGTGTTATTAGTGAGTTTGATATTGATACAGCCAATTCGTCTGTACAAGGCTATTTAACCAATTTTCTAGAAGATTTAGATCTGTCCGATCCTGAAGATAGAGAAAAATCCAAGCAGGCACTGGAGGCTGTCACCAGTTTCATAAGTGGAACTCAAGGATCAGGTGAGTTTGATTTCTGGAATGAAATCAATTCTTGGGATGCAGATGAAGCAGGTGGCATGGATTTAACAGATTTTTTTGAAGCCCCAACCACCAAAGCTACTTTTCACTATATCTGGTGCTGCTACGCCATTGTTCACGCAATCAAGCTGTATGACGCGCATAAATCTAATGAGGTGCCAGCATGAACACTTACGCTCAATTCTGTGGATGTGGTGCGGCAATGCGCCCGATCCATCACATCGGAAACCAGTCTTTGTTCCTGTGCCGTGATGGTCATAGCACCAAGGTAATTGACTGCAAAGTAAATGAAGATTTCACCCGCGATTTGTACTTTTCAGACCTACCAAGTTTCAAGGTTGATTCGGATATTTCGATTGAAAATAACGTGTTGACGTTTGGTTTGTATCGCCAGATTGGTGAAAACCTTTATGCAACGGCTGATTGTTCAATGGCTGTATTGCCTCACACGATGACTGAGATACGTAGCTCGAATGGTGATATGCGATATGCAGAACCAGTGGATATTGATTCTTGGCTGGTGGTGAAAGATACGCCTGTGACTTTGCTGGATGTTTGGAACTTTGAAGCTGAGGAAGGTCGGACATTTACGCTGAATGATGAGCAGATTAAAGAATTACAGCGTCTCGTGAATGAGTACGCGGAACAACTATTTGAAGAGGTGGTTTGAGATGAATGAATGGGATCGCCTCCGCGCTAGATACTCAAGTAAAGGCCAGTATTTAAATCGAAAGGTTTTATTTAAGCGTGGTGATTTTGAAGACTTCTCGAACTGGCTTGTGGATCAAGGTGCTGAGGTTTTATCTGAGCCTAAGCAAGATGAAGCTTTGCGTTTCAAGCTGAATGGTGAGCTTGGGATTGTTTACGGCAAAGGCTCTGGAAATCTGCTGGCCCATGATCTTGGATACAAGTATGACCAAGATCGCGGCTATGACGTTACTCGGCATAACGCAATGAATATGAACTGGAATCTGCCAGCCAAAAAGCAGATACCCGGCACACCTAAGAATGATGTGGCGACTTTTGAATATTGCTACTCGTGCAAAGACATTCAGGAACTTTGCGGTGATCAGTGTTCAGTTTGTCATAGCTACATCAAATTTTAAGGAATAAGAATATGAATGCACCAGTAAAAAAAGAAAATCAGATCGCTGAACACGACCCAAAATCAATCAAGGCTTACGTGTCTGATGCAAAAATCCGTCAAAAATTTGAAGAAGTGCTTGGTAAAAAAACTCAAGGCTTCTTGGCTTCGGTGATGCAGGTAGCAAACCAGCCACAACTTAAAGGTGCAGTACCAGCAACTGTAATCAATGCGGCAATGATGGCAGCAACACTTGATTTGCCAATCAATAACAACCTTGGCTTTGCTTACATTGTTCCATACAAGCGCAAGTTCAAAGATGCTCAAGGCAAGTGGTCTGAGTCTTTAGAGGCTCAATTCCAGATGGGATACAAAGGCTTTATTCAGTTGGCACAGCGTTCAGGCCAGTTTGCACGTATCGCTGCAACGCCAGTGTATGAAGGCCAATTGATTTCAGCCAATCCTCTACTTGGTTATGAGTTCGACTGGACTATTCCAAATCAGGGTGAAGCTATTGGTTATGTGGCTTTCTTTAAACTGCTGAATGGTTTTACAGCTGAGCTTTACATGAGTACTGCTGATGTGAAAAAGCATGCTGGGAAATATAGCCAGTCATTCAAATATGGTTCTGGTGTCTGGAAGGACAACTTTGAATCTATGGCCCTTAAGACTGTGACTAAACTTTTGCTATCAAAACAGGCACCACTTTCAATTGAGATGCAGACAGCACAACTTGCAGATCAAGCAATTGTTCGCGATGTAGAGACCAATGATTTTGATTATATCGACCATAACGAGTCGGTAGGCGCAATCGAAACTAAGATGACTGTTCCAGATGCTGAGTTTCCAGTGCTTCTTGAGCAAATCAAAGGTGGTGCATTCGAGAAAGATTATGTGCTGAGTGAGTACGCGCTGACAGATGCGCAACGTCAAGCTGTGGAGGTGCTGCCATGAAGCTATTCCGCTGTTCCTCCTTGAGCAACTTGATTGGTACGCCAAAGCTTAAAAGCGAAGTGCTTACAAGTGATGCTAAGAACTCCATTCGCAAGATTGTGAAAGAAGATCTTTATGGCTTCCGATCATTCACCGGCAACCAGTACACGGCTAAAGGGAATTTGCTTGAAGATGTGGCGATTGAAATGTCTGGAAAGATGCGATTTCGCAAGCTTATAAAACATGTTGGTCGGGTCAGTAATGACCTGATCACTGGTGAGTGTGATGTGCTGGATCTGGAACGCAAGCTGATCATTGACACGAAATGCACCTGGGATATTGGCACCCATCCCTTCTTTGTTGATGAAGCAATGGAGAAGGTTAAAAAAGCAGGCTATGACGTTCAGATGCAAGCCTACATGTGGCTGTATGAATGCGAAGTTGCTGAGGTGGATTTCTGGTTATTCCCCACTCCACTGGAACTCACAAAGGATTGGGATGATCGAGAGCAGTTGATTGACATGGTTGAAGCTATCGACATTCGTGAACGCCTGACCACTGTGACCATTGAGCGTGATGAATCCATCATCCAGAAGATCAAAGACAAAATTCCGCACTGTCAGGAGTATTACGCAAGGCTTATGTCTGAACGTAGCAAGGGAGTGAAAGCAGCATGAAAATTAAAGAAGGTGGTGGGATGGAAAAGAATAAATTGTGGTGCGTAGGAATCTGCCCTGAAGATGATAGTCCGCATGGGCAGTCACCTGCTGCATCAAAAGAAATTGCTGAACGTGCTTTGGCTCGCTACAGAGCAATGACTAAGGCTGAAGGTAATCAGTTCATGATCGAATCATTTGATGAATACTTTCAGGTTCAAGAATGGGAAGGCACAGATGAAGAACACCAGGAACAAATGTTTTACACAGAAGACTGGTTTAAAGAGCCGATGTATCAGTGCAAAAACATGCAGCAAGCCGAACAAGTTTTTAAGTACGGTGAAATCGTGCACTGCTACAAAGATAGTGCTGAGTTAATTACTTCTGATTTTGAAGAAGCCAAGCGCTTCTATGAGGTGGCGTGATGACTGAAATTCAATTAACCAATGTGCAGTTCGCCCAGCTTCAGATCGATAATCTTGTGGCTAAGGACAAGCCATATCATGAAACATGGTCTGCCGGTGATGTTGGCTCATTCAATGCGATTTTAAACGCGGTGGATTATGACAATGAGTTCACCTATCACATGCGTGGTTGGTCACGCCAAAGAGTCAAAAGCGGCACTGGTGGGATTATCACAGTAGATGAGAGTAACGCGGATAAGCTGTATCACCTGTTCACCTGCTATTTGAGCAAGTTGCCGAGTGGTGTGGTAAAGGCTTTGGGAGAAGTAAGCTGATGGAAATTGGCTCAAGCCGATGGATGCCTGAGATTTTCGCAATGTTTGAAGAGCTTAAATCTCAGAATCAATATCTGGTTGAGAAGGTCGAGCGCCTGGAAGAAATTGTAGACAAGAAGCCTTTGACACTAAATACTGCTGAAGCAGCAAAAATTTTGGGATATTCAGCGGAATATGTCAGAAAGCTTGATCGTGATGGTAAAATGCCAAAACGTGTGTCAAAAGATGGACAGCGCTCTCGATGGAATCGATCAGATATTGAAAAAATGGCTAAATCTAGAAAAACTGGAAGACCGAGAAGCAGCTCTTAA